ATTTATTGGGTATCAACTGACCAACAAGGTGACTTTAGAGTTGGTGATCTATTCAAAATTGAACAGGCAACTGGTACTGCTACACTAAACGCAGACGCCTTTAACCTTTCAGGATTAAGTGAATTAAAACTTGGATCTATCGGTGCAGAATTAGGTGCCGCTATTAACGAATTTAGTACAGACGAAACCTTAGGTGGTAATTCAAACAATGCCGTACCTACTGAAAATGCTGTATTAGGATATTTAACAAGAGATAAAGCAGGCGTTGGTGCTTGGGTTCCACCAACAGGAACAACAGCTCAAAGACCAACTGGTGGTGCTTTATACGCAGGTGCTATAAGATACAATACATCTCTAATTGCTTGGGAAGGTTATAACGGATCAAGTTGGACAGGTTTAGGTGGTGGTACACCATACGTAACTGTTGTTGGAGATGGTTCTACGGTAACTGTTTCTGAAAGTAATCAAAGATTTTTAGTTAATACTTCTGCCGCTGAACATACGGTACAATTACCAGGTTCTCCATTAATTGGTGACGCAGTAACTTTTGTAGATTTAAATGGAACATTTTCTACAAACAAATTAACGGTTGATAGAAACGGAAACGAAATTATGAACCTTGCAGAAAATATGACTGCTGAAACAGATCACGCAGCCTTTACACTAGTATATACTGGTGCAGCTAACGGTTGGAAATTATTAGAGGTTGCTTAATAGGAATAAATAAAGATATGAGTAAATTAACACAATTCACAGTAACAGGAAAAGAAAAAGATGATTTCTATGGTTTTCATATCACAGGAATTACAAATCAACAAGTAAGAAAAGTTATTACTAAACTAACAACTGGTACTGAAAGAAATGATAGTATCTATGAGTATGCTCTTTCAAGTGCTTATGACGCTACTAGTGCTACATTTACTACAACACAATCTTTAGTTAGAAATAACGCTGAAGATTCTACTCAATCAGGCAAATCAACTTTAGAAGGTTTTGAGTTTAATAATAACGGTACAAAACTTTATACTGTTGATAAATTTCACGCTAGAATTATACAATACACATTATCAAGTGCTTATGATATAACAACAATATCATACGAAAAAGAAAAAAGTATTTCTGCTGAAGGTCAAAGTCCTGTTAATTTAACTTTTAACAATGACGGTACTAAAATGTTCGTTATTGAAAATGGCGGATCAACTGCTGAAGCTTCACCTCAAATTGCTGCTGGTAATATAAATGAATATGCTCTTTCAAGTGCTTATGATGTTGCAACTGCTACTTATACACAAAGATTATCGGTTGTTGCTCAGGATGCAAATATGATTGATTTACAATTCAATAATGTTGCTAGAGGTGCTGTTAATCCTGGAGAATTATTATTTGTAATTGGAGATGATGGCAATGATATTAATGAATATCTATTAACAACTGCTTATGATCTTTCAACTGCTTCATTCGTTGACTCATATTCAATTGCTACTGAAGATGATAAACCAAGAGGAATTGAGTTTAATGCTACTGGTACAAAAGTTTATGTAGTAGGTGGAACAGGTAATGATGTTATGGAATATCCATTAGTAACAGAATTTGACGCTTCAACTACTCAGGCAGTAACTTCAACTCAAAGTTTAAGAACAAACAATATTGATCCTAAAGGATTTTCATTTAATTCTGATGGAACAAAAATGTATGTTTTAGGTATCGGAGGAACTTTATGTGTTGACAATGGTGATGACGAAAGTCCTATTACACATATAACTAGAACAAGAAACGAGATAAAATTGTATGAAGGATTTACATATATTTTTGATGTTTCTGATTCTAATTTACTTCAATCAGATTTCAAATTTTCTCTTACAAATGGTGGAACAAAGTCAGGTGGTACTGAATATACAACAAATGTAACTACAAGTGGTACAATAGGTACTGCTGACGCAACGGTTACTATTCAAATACCAAAGAAAGCTGTAAGTTTGTTCCCAGGAAGTGCTGTTGGAGTATTATATTATTATGAAAGTAATTTTAGTGATACAGGTGGAAAAATCTACACACCTGAATGGAAAGGTGAATTACAACTAACTAAAACTGACGGAAAAGACGATATAGAAACTCGTTTTGAAACTAAAGAACAAGAAGACATCTTTAAAAATAGTTTCTTTATGAGGGCTGGTCTGACATTTAGTGTTGATAACGGAGATTTAAAAGTAGAATTAAATTAAAAATTTTTTATAGTTGAGATATAAACGATTATAAATATAAATAGAAATAAGGAAACATAGAATTATGGCAACAATAAATTTAGGAAGAATTAAACCAGTATTCCAAGGGGCTTACAACGCAGGAACTGCTTATGTAGTTGACGACATTGTAACTTTTGATGGTGAATCATTCATCTGTATTTTAGCTTCAACTGGTAATGCTACTTCAAATGCAACTTACTGGTCAAAAATCGCTAAAAAAGGTGATGATGTAACTCAATTAACTACACACGGAGATTTCTTATTTAGAGATGCTACTGGTGTACAAAGACTTGCAGCTGGTTCAAGTGGACAAGTATTAGTAACTAAAGGTGCTTCGGCTGATCCAGTATGGGCAGACGCAACTGCTATCAATTGGGATGTAAAGGATGCTAATTTTACAGCTGTTTCTGGTGGCGCTTATATTGGTAATACAACAAACGGTGCTTTTACAATGACTTTACCTGCTAACCCTAGTAATGACGATTATGTATTAATTGCTGACGGTTTTGGTAAATGGAAAGACGCAAATCTAACGATTGCAAGAAACGGACAAAATATTGCTGGTGAAGCTGCTGATCTAATTGGTGACGCTAAATATGCAAGTTTAAGACTTGTGTACAAAACAACGCCAGATGTAACTTCTTCATTTACAGGATGGGTGTTAACATAATACTATGAAGAAGATTAATAATATAAATAATTTAAAAGAAAATTCAGGAGAAAAATTCAATGGCTAGTTTATCAAATTTATTAGGCGGTGGAACAACTGTTGACCACAGAAAAGAGGGACTTCCATTATTCGGAATATGGGGAGATAACTCTGACCAAAACCATAACGTCAACTATCGTATTTACGACTCAAGTTTTAATAACGTAGGGTCGCCTTGGGCTGCAGTATGTAACTCAACAACTAACTACCGTTTTGGTATGTTATCAGACGCTTCACACTCATATTCTTACAATGACCACGGTACTGACGTATCGCATTGTGATTTAACATCACAAGATTACACGACTTATACTTGTTACTTAAAATCAATGTATCAATGTGACCAATATCCTTGGGCACAATATTACACATCTTCAAAAGATGGTTTTATATCTTGGCACTCATATCATCAAATAACAGCTTCATTTGAATTTACAACTGCTTGGTCTAAATTAAATCACGTCCTACCTGAAGGGATCAGACCAAGAAGATTGTTTACTAATAGAAGACAAACTATGAGAGAATATAATGGTGGACAGGCTGCTGGTAATGGTCAAATAGATTATTACGATTATTCTACACATATGTTAGATGTAACTAATACTTACGCTACAGGTACTGGATATAACGAGAAAAACAAAACGCTTGTTATGGTTCACTCTGCTGGTGAAGGTTCAGATTCTGCTAAAACAATTCACGTTTTCAAATCAACTAAATGTTTAAACAAAGTTGATAGAATTAGTGAGTTTTTTACTAATTTAGAATCAACAGAATACTTTACTGATACTTGGTCAATTAGCAACTGTAGAAATATTTGTGTTGTTCCAGGTAATAACGGTTGGTGTGGTTTTGGATATAAACAAGGTAACGGTATGCAATATGCTGCTTACAATTGTAATAACGGTGCAGGATTAGGAACAACTGGTGCTGCTAGAATTTACATTGGTTTCCAATCTTTTAACGGATCAACTACAACATCTTATAGTGCTGAGAACGGTCCTCAATACTACACTAAATTTAATACAACTTGGGACGGTACTTGGGGAATGATTTATGGTTCTTACTACTACTACGGAGTTGGTATTAACGGTTGGTGTATGAGTTTAGAAAATCCTAGAAAGTTTATAAGTATTAACCAGACTAAAACAAGTCGTGCTAATCCTTATATGGCTTGGGGTAAAACTGGATTCCACGGTGGTTATTCTGATAACACAGATGGTGAATCTTGGAGAACATATTGTTGGTCATTTGATCCTAAAGACTCAGATCATACAGTAGATACTAGAGTTTACTACGGTTCTGATAACTCGGATAATACTAATCCGACAACTAATGGTGCTTCAACATCAACAACAGTTACAAACAAAACAGGTAACTACGGATTAACTGCATCTTACAACTACTTACACGGTGGATTCAATTCTACTGTTTATCCACTAATGTGTCAAATTGATTGGTGGGGTAACTTTGGTTCAGGTGATAGTAGATACGGTGGAAAACACGGCGAATAATATTAACAATAAAAGGAAAATAAACAATGGATTATTACTTTACACTTAACGGCGAACCTTTTACTGGTAATTCTGTAACTGGTGATGACGCAGTTGCAAAAGGTCAGGCTATCTTAAAAACTGGTATTGCTGAGGTTGAGTCTTGGAGATTATCTTTAGACGCAGATGAAAATGTAGTTGTATTTGGTGGAACTAAAAATGAAACCGATGCTCAAACGCAAAAAGAATCTGAAAGAACTGCAAAAGTAGCTGCTGATAGAGCAAAAGCTGACGCTTTACACGCTACTGAATAATTTTAATTAATTATTTACATTGCTGATTTTTATATTATGGCGTATGACATTAAAGAGCTCACAAAAGAGATTCATCAAAATGCTGAACGACAAGAGTTTGTAAAAACTCTAATGAGTGGTACGATTCGTCCTGAATTGTACGCTATCTATTTGTATAATCAATTACAATGTTATTCTGTGCTAGAAAAGTATGGAATGCACAACGATTTGTTTAGACAAACACCTGGTCTACAAAGAGCAGAAAACATACATAGAGATTACAAAAAGTTATGGCCTGATTTATCAAATGCGCCACAAATAACTCCTAGTACAAAACGATATATAGAACACATAGAAACTATACAAGACGATCCTGAAAAACTATACGGACACATTTATGTTAGACATTTAGGTGATCTGTCTGGTGGTCAAATGATTTCTAAAAAAGTACCTGTAAAAAGTTATTATGATTTTCAAGGTAGAGGACAAGAATATAAAAGAATAGTTAAAGAAATCATCAATGAATATTTAAACACTTATCAAATTAATGTAATGAATGAAGTAGAGTTTTGTTTTAAATCTGCTACAGAATTATTTATTGAAATGAATGAAATTAATAAACCTTTAGTATTAACTAATGAAGTTTTTGAATTTACAACTAATAATAGAGATACTAAAAATGATCCTTTTAAAGGAACAAGTATTGAGGGTAAAGATTAATGATTTGGGAAAGATTAATTAAACTACAAAAAGAAATCATAGAAGTTTTAGATAAACATTTAATAGAATACAAAGAACCAGGTATGGATAGATTTAATAATCCTAATTGGACAAACCGTACTTGGAAGAATAAAAGTATTAGAAGAGCACACGTAGATGTAGTTGACGCTAGAGAATCAAAAGGATTGTGGATGGCACATATATGTCTATTTCCTAATACTACAAATGGTGGACCTATTTACGGTTTTGATATTATTGCAGGCAAGAGTAAAGTTACTGGTGCGTTCCACGACTTTTCTCCACTACTTAAAAAAGAACACGCATTAACAAAATACTTTATAGAAGAAAACAAATGGTTTACACCATCAAAGGTAAGAGAATTGCCTGATTGGGCAAAGAATATCTTTAGTTCAGGAATGATTGCTGCTGGTAATGTAAGAGAAGAAAAAGAATTAGAACAAATATGTACAATGGGTTTGTCAAACTTAAACGCATATATTGACAAGATAGGTGATTATGACAACGATTCTACTAAAGAAGATGTCATAAAAGCACAGAATTATTACTGTATTAATCAACAAAAGAATCCCCATACACCGAAAACAATGCAATCTTTAGGGTTGCCTGAAGAAGATATTAAGTTGTTTTGTGCTGATAATCTCTTTCCTACCATTAAATAATTCTTATAAATAGTAGTAACAAAGAGGAATTTTATGGCTGTACCATCTACACGAGAAACACTAAAGCAATACGCATTAAGAGCATTGGGTAAACCAGTGATTGAAATTAATGCTGATGATGACCAATTAGAAGATAGAATAGACGAAGCCGTACAATATTTTCAACAATTTCATTCAGACGGTATTAGAAGAACATATCTAAAATACAAATTAACTGCTGAAGATAAAGTCCGTTTATCAGGTTTAAATGCTGAAAGTGAAACTAAATCAGATTTAAAAGATACTAATGTTTCAACAACTTGGTATGAAGATAAAAATTATCTAGTAGTTCCAGAGACCATACTTTCTATTATTAATATTTTTCCAATTACAAACAAAGGTAATATGAATCTATTTGATGTTAGATATCAAATGAGATTAAATGATCTATATGATTTTTCTTCAACATCAATGGTTAACTATGATGTTGTATTAAGACATTTAGATTTTTTAGATCATATACTAGTAGGTGAAAAACCTATGAGATTTAATCAACACGACAATAGACTTTATATTGATATGGATTGGAAAAATGATTTAGAAGAAGACGAGTACCTAGTTATAGAATGTTATAGAAGATTAGATCCAAATACTTACACAGATGTTTTTAATGACATTTATTTAAAAAGATATACTACTGCTTTATTTAAAAAACAATGGGGCGCTAACTTATCTAAATTCAATGGAGTTGCAATGGTTGGTGGAGTAACTTTAAATGGACAACAAATATATTCAGAAGCATTAGCAGATATAGAAAAACTAGAAACAGAAATAAGAAGCACATTTGAATTAAACCCAGCCTTTATGATCGGATAAAACTATGCCAGTTAATCATTACTTTCAAGGTGGCAACGGCATTGGTAATCAAAACGAGAAAAGACTTTACGAAGACTTAATCGTAGAGGGTCTAAAGATTTACGGCCACGATGTTTATTACCTGCCAAGAACACTAGTCAATAGAGATTTAATTTTAGGAGAAGATACAGCTTCTAGGTTTGATGACTCTTGGATGATTGAGATGTATATAGAATCAACTGAAGGTTTTGCAGGTCAACAAGAAATAGTTTCAAAATTTGGTTTAGAGATTAGAGAAGATACTACATTTATGGTATCTAAAAGAGCGTGGGATTATCACGTAGGATTAAAAGATAGTTTAATTGCTACAGGTAGACCTAACGAAGGTGATATAATTTACTATCCGTTAATGAACTCATTTTTTGAGATACAATTTGTTGAAGATCAGGAACCTTTCTTTGCATTAGGTCAATTGCCGGTTTATAAATTAAGAGTAACTCGTTGGGAGTATTCTTCGGAAGAATTAAATACTGGTTTAGAGGCAATAGATGGCGCTGAGGATAAGTACACATTAAATCAATTAAATTACAAATTTACTTTAGAGAGTGGTCAAGTTGCTTTAAGTGGTGAAGGATCATTAAGATTAGAACAAGATTTATCATCTGGAGAACCTGCTTTCTTAATGAATGAAGATTTTACAGAATTATCTATACAACAACAATCATCTTATGCTGCTAATACAGATTTAGATACTGAAGCAGGTTTTGATACCCAATCAGCGTTAGATGATATATTAGATTTTACTGAAAGAAATCCATTTGGAGATGAGGATAATTAATGTTAGGTAATAGATTTTATAATCAAAGTTTTAGA